GTCAGTTGAGTGATATTTTATGGGCAGAGGTTGCGAAGTGGCACAGACGTTTGCCAGAGGGCTTCCGTAACTTGTTGGATGTGAAGTCGGATAAGATTGAGTTTATTGGCGGTGATAGCTTTGCTGTTGCCAGGACTGCTCGCAGGGAGACACCAGAGGCTTTGCAGGGTTTCCACTCTCCTAATATGTTGTTTTTGATTGATGAGGCTTCAGGTGTTGATGATTTGATATTTGAGGTTGGTGAGGGGGCTATGTCAACTAAGGGTGCTAAGACTGTTATGACTGGCAACCCGACACGCACGAGTGGTTATTTCTACGAGGCGTTTAATAAGATGGCAGAGCGTTGGTCTACGATGAAGGTAGCATCTTCTGACAGTACGCAGGTGTCTGAAGGCTTTATTGAGGACATGAAGCTTAAATATGGTGAGGAGAGTAATATATTTAGGGTGCGTGTGTTGGGTGAGTGGCCTGAAGCAGATGATGATGTTGTCATTCCTATGCACTTGGCAGAGGCTGCGGTGAGGCGTGAGCAGGAGGCTGCGGAGACAACTCCTGTTGTTTGGGGGCTTGATGTTGCTAGGTTTGGTAGTGACAAAACAGCCCTTTGCAAACGCAAGGGAAATGTCGTAACAGAACCTATCAAGACTTGGCGGAACAAGGACTTGATGGAAGTATGTGGGATAATTTTAAATGAATATGAAACGACTAGTTGGAGCGATAGACCAGTTGAGATATTGGTTGACAGCATCGGTCTGGGTGCTGGTGTGGTTGACAGGCTTATTGAGCTTGACCTCCCTTGCAGGGGTATCAACGTAGCGGAGAGTTCATCTATGAGTGACAAGTATAGTCGCTTGAGAGATGAGTTGTGGTTTGCGGCAAAGGAATGGTTAGAGGATAGGGATTGTTCTCTGCCAGATGATGATGAGTTGGTATCTGACCTTTGCAAGCCCCGTTTTAAGTTTACGTCCAATGGTAAATTAAAAGTTGAGTCGAAGGATGAGATGAAACGCCGTGGCTTGAACAGCCCCGATGTTGCAGATGCCCTTTGCCTAACTTTCGGTTCTCGTGCTAGTCTTGCAAAAAGCGGTTCACGTTATCGCTGGAATAGCACTTTAGATTATGACTCGTCTGGTTGGATTGTGTAATGGATAATGAAGGTTTTCAGTTTATTGACGGAGATGACTTTCAGTCTATTGCCGAAACTCTTGAGGATTTAGTCAACTCTGGTAGTGAGTGGTCTAATCTTTTGGATGTTTGCCTTCTTGCTTCTGCTTACTGCGCCCAACAGGATGGCATGACGACTGATGAATATTTGGAGATTATTTCCAGTGTGCGTGTTTCCCCTGAAGGCATTTACGGAGAGGCTTGATGGCTAATAAGATGATGGTGAATACTTACCGCCCAACAACAAAGGTAAGGCGTAGACATAAGAAACGTGGCTTGCATATTCGCAAGAAGTTGGGGCCACGGCATCACATGAGGATTAATTGATGGCTATTAATTATAGAGGTGAGCGTTTTTCTGGTTATAACAAACCCAAGAGAACGCCAGGCAAAAACAAGAAGTTTGCTGTGCTGGCAAAAGAGGGTGATAATGTTAAGTTGGTTCGCTTTGGCGACCCAAACATGACTATTAAAAAAAACATTCCTGCAAGAAGGAAGAGCTTTCGCGCTCGTCATAAATGTGATGAGAAAAAATCTAAACTAACGGCTGGGTATTGGTCGTGCAAGAAATGGTAGGAGTTTATTATGTACGAAAAAGATTATGGCAAGAAAAAGAAAAAGAGCAAGAAAAAAAATTGCAAGAAGGGTAAGAAGTAATGGCTAAAGGTGTTGCACATTATTTTCGTGATGGAACGAAACACACTGGCGGTATGCACAAGATGCCCAATGGTGAACTCCATAGTGGTGCTAGGCATACTGGCAGCAGTAAGAAACTTTTTCATTTTTCCCAGTTATCGGATACAGCCAAAAAGAAGGCTCGTAAAAAAGCATGACAGAGCAGGTGTATTTTCAAACTGTTTACAGGCGCAATCGTGCGCTTGAAAAAGCTCAAGAGCTTATCAAAGCTGAAGAAGTTGCTAAGTTGCAACAAGAAGCACCAAAGAAACGTGGTCGTCCAAAACGGAAGGAAAAGAGATGATTTGTCCTCATTGTGGTCATCCAAACCCAAATGGTTATCAAGGTCTTTGCAAGTCTTGCAGGAAGCCTCTTGATGTACAGCCTACAACTGTGGCAAAAAAGTCACAGGAAGTTGAAGCTCAAGAAGTTGTGAAGAAGTCTGTAAAGAAGGTTGGCGTTAAAAAGACGACCAAGAAAACAAATGGCAAAGATAAGTGATATTGAATTTCAGGCTATTGTTCGCAACGAGATTGAGCAAGCTCTAGGCTATTACGACACTGAGTTTTCTCAAGACCGCATTGATGCGATGGACTACTACTTGGGTGAGCCTTTCGGTAACGAACAGGCTGACAGGTCACAAGTAGTAAGCACTGAAGTTTCAGATACGATTGAACACATCATGCCTAATCTGATGCGTATATTTGCGTCATCAGATGAGTATGTGAAGTTTATGCCCAAAGGTCCAGAGGATGTTGCTGCTGCCGAGCAAGCCAGTGACTACTGCAACTGGATTATCAACAATGATAATCGTGGCTTTGAAATCATGCACAACTGGTTCAAAGATGCGTTGCTGCAAAAGATGGGTGTGGTTAAATATTATTGGGATGAGACTGCTGAAATGCAGACCGAAGAATATAGCGGTTTGAATGAGCAAGAACTTACCATTATTGTTTCTGACCCTAATGTAGAGATTGTATCCCAATCTGAGCGCGAGGTTGGCGAAGAGATGGAAATGCCTGATGGCATGGTTATCCCAGCCCCCATTGCTTATGATATTAAGGTGCGCCGTACAAATGTGTTTGGTCGTGTTGTCGTTGAGAATGTCCCACCAGAGGAGTTCTTGATTGGCAAACGTGCAAAGTCGATTGAAGACGCTGACTTTGTTGCTCACCGCACAACCATGACTGTTAGTGATTTGGTGGAGATGGGTTATGACAGAGATGAAGTTGAAGAATACGCAGGATTCACAGACATCGAAATCTCAGAAGAACGAACCAGCAGGTTTGAAGACCTTGAGACTAACTCTGACTTCGACAGCCTCGACCCGACCATGCGCGAAGTCTTGGTTGTTGAATCTTATATCCGTACTGATTATGACGGGGATGGCATTGCTGAGTTTCGTCGTGTTCTAACTATTGGTGAAGGTCATCATATTCTTGAGAATGAAGAATTTGACCACATTCCATTTTCTATATTGTCACCAATCTTGATGCCACACAGAGCTATTGGTCGTTCTGTTGCCGAGCTTGTGATGGATGTGCAGTTGATTAAGTCAACTTTGATGCGTCAGTTGCTTGATAATATTTACAACACAAACAATGCTCGTGTGATTGCTGTTGAGGGTCAGGTTAATCTTGATGACTTGTTGACCAACAGACCTGGCGGTATTGTCAGAACTCGTGCGCCAGGAATGGTGCAACCCTTGCAAGTTCCTGAAGTATCTCGTTCTGTATTTCCTGCACTGGAATATATGGACAGGGTTAAGGAACAGCGCACAGGTGTAAGTCGTCAGTCTATGGGCTTGGATGCTGATGCATTGCAGTCAACAACGGCTACGGCTGTTGCTGCTATGACATCTGCAAGTCAGGGTAAGATTGAGATGATTGCTCGTGTCTTTGCTGAAACTGGTGTGCGTAGATTGTTTCAAGGTATCTTGCATCTTGTTACTAAGTACGACAACAAGCCTAAGATGATTAGACTGAACAATCAGTTTACGCCGATTGACCCACGAGAATGGTCACACACTTTTGATGTGCAGATTAATGTTGGCTTGGGTAATGGTACTAAAGATGAGCAGTTGCGTTCTCTGTTTATTATCTTGCAGAAGCAGGAGCAGATTATGCAGATGATGGGGCCAAATAATCCTCTCGTTAATCCTCTTCAGTATCGTAACACATTAGCTAAGATTGCAGAGCTATCTGGCTTTAAAAATGTAAACGACTTCTTTGGCGACCCACGCCAAGCTCCACCGCAGCAACCGCAACAGCCACAGCAAGACCCGCAGTTGGCGATAGAGATGCAGAAGTTGCAAGCAGAGCTTGAGATGGACAGGCAGAAGATGCAGATGGAATTTGAACTGAAAAAACAGAAGATGCTAGCTGACTTACAGTTACGCCGTGAAGAGCTTGAGTTTGAAAAACAGCTTAGAACTGAAAAGGTTTTGGCTGGCTTAGAGACATCTACTAATCTACCGAGGGTCTAATGGTTGTACCAACTACAGTATTACCACCTGCTGTAGATGAGCTTGATATTCAGGCTTTGGCAAATGTGCCTATGCCTGTTGTGCAAGCTTCACCGCCACGATTGTCTCCATACTCACGAACAAATCTGCCAGAGTTTATGCAACAACGTGTTGAAGTTGCGCCTGGTTTGTTTGGCCCGCAACAAGGTTTGTTGGGTGCTGCACCAGTTGGTGCGCCAGCAGACTATGGTGCATTAGAGCAACAATTTGTTGAGAGCTTTGCGGCTCGTCCAGAATACTTTGGTAGGTCTTATACGCCTGGTGCTATGATGCCTGGTGGTCTTGAGTTTGCACCTATGTCAACAGATGAGCCTTTTGACTTTGAGCAGGGCTTAAAAACTGCTGCATTGTTAAAGGCGGCGTATGAGCTTAGAGAGCCACTTCAAGAAAATATATTTGACCCTATTATTCAATCAAAACCAGTACAGGCATTAGCTGATGTTGCAATGAAACCTGTTCATGGTCTCGTTAAAATGGTTGATGCTATAACACCTCCAGGTACAGGCACGGCAATTCAAGAAACAAAAGATAAATTTCTTAATGCAATAGATGAGAGGTTTAATTTTGGCACTGGTGACACTATAGATAATCTAAAGAAAACATTTGAAGGTGTGTCTGACGCTTATGGTTTTATTGGTGACATAGAAAATGCAGTAACTAGACCTGGCGCACAATCAATGAAGGCTGGCATTAATGCCGCAGAATCATTGAATATGTTGCTTCGTGGTCAGGAGTATTTGCCTGGTGGTTCTATAAGAGGTGTTGAAATACCTGGTGTTGGTGAATTGACTGACATGACAACTGAAGTAGTATCTGGCAAAAAAACAGGTGACATTGTTAGTGATGGGCAGGTTGTTTCTGACGAAGTGGCTAATGCCTTAATACTTGGTGCTTCGGCTTATGATGTCGCTAATTTTGCAAAAGACCCTAGTGTTGAGGCTACTCCTGGAGCTTACGATTCTGCATCAGAAATATATAAATTTAATACTGGAAAAGATTTACCTGGTGTTAACACTCCTTATCTTCAAGGTCCATTAGCGGCTGTAAATGTATTTAATGCTGCAAAAGCATTAGAGGGTGGGTTAGATACGCCTGGAGAGGTTGCTACAGTTATTAGTGCTGTACCTAGTGCAACATACTTAGGCTCGTTGGGTGCTTCGGCTGCGGGTGCAACTCAGACAGCAGCCCAATTAAAAACTTTAGCAGGTGCAGGTGAGGCTGGCATGTTTGGTGCGGGTTCACTTGCTGGCCCTCTTGCTATGGTAGCAGCAACTTTAGCATTACCTGGTATGATTGAGGGCGGTGCGGCAGGTGAGATACCAAGAGCTAAGACTGTTTTAGATTTTGAAGATGGTCAGTTGGTGACTGCAAGCTCTCGCCGTTATGACCGCCCGAACAACCCAACAGAAACAGCCAAGCAAGATTTTATTACAACACAAACTCAAAACGCCACTGACTTTGTTAATTGGTTGCAGAACTCTATGGGCTATGAAGTTGAGCAATCTGCGTTGGAAGATTGGAGGGCAAGCGACCAAGATGAGATTGTTGACCAGTATGGTTACTTTGAGAAACGTCACAGACTTGATGACCCAAGCGTAAATGCTGCTGACTTTGTAACCAACATGCTTCAGGCGGGTGTCTTAAAACCAACTGCGGAAACACCGCCAATAAATATTCAAGCAGCCTTGAATGTGTTAAATCCTCAAACCACTTATTATAGTGACTTGCGTGATATACAAGTTGCTGGTGCAGTTGATATTCCATCAATGCTGTCTCAAATAAATCCATACCCAGAAAACTACGACCCTTCTAGTGGCGAATATTTAACGCCAGAGCAAATAGAGGAAAGGCAACAACAACTATCTGCTGCTTCTGCATACATGGCATTACCACAAGCACAAGGTGAGTATTTTACACCAGACCTGAGTGGATTGCTTGGTATGAACTACAACCTTCCTATATCTTAGAATGGCTGTAGACTAGAAAAATATAGTGTGGCATAAATATCACAGGAGAGAGTGATGGATGAAGGAAAATTAAGGGGAGAACAGGATAGGGGCGAAAAAGCAAAGGCTGTTTTGCGTAATCCTATCATGGTTGAGGCTTTTGAGGAGCTTGGAAGTCGCTACATAGAAACGTGGAAGGCGACATCTATTGAACAAGAATCTCAAAGGGAGAAGATTTTTCAGATGTATCAAGCACTGCTTGCGGTGCAAGGGCATCTGGAAGAACTTGTCAGCACAGGTGAGCTGGCAAAAATTGAGTTAAACAGTAATTCTCTATGGAGGAGATAAGATATGAGTGAAAGCAGTATCCCTGATGGGGCTGAACCACTAACCAGAGGTCAAGCAGTTGACCATCTCTTGAGTACCCCCGCCCCTGAAGAGGCAAGCGATACACCTCAAGAGCCTGTAGCTGAAGCAGAAACGGAAGTTGAAGCGGAAGCAGCATTAGTAGAAGAAGTAGAATCTGATGACGCTGTAGAGCCATCTGAAGAAGAGACTGAAGAAACTGATGTCGAATACGAAGCTACTGAAGATGAAGATGAGCAACCCTTAGAGGCCTCTGAAGAATCTGATGACGTAGAAGAGTATTACACTGTTAAAATTGATGGTGAGGAAAAGAACGTCACAACAGACGAACTTATCAAGAACTATCAACTTGAACAGGCCGCGCAAAAACGTATGCAGGAAGCTGCAAGTGAGCGAAAGCAAGCTGAAGCTGAACGCCAAGTTATAGCGCAACAGCGTGAGCAGTACGAACAGGCTTTGAATGTCTTGTCTCAGCAGCTTACAGTGCAAGAGCCAACTCAAGAATATTGGGAAAAGCTCTATGCGGAAGACCCGTTGGAATATGTAAAGCAACGTGATGGAGTTCGTGACCGCAAAGATAATCTTGCAAAGGTTCAGCAAGAGCAGATGCGGGTACAGCAAGAGAAGCAGCAAGAAATGATGCAAGCGCATCAGCAGCATCTCGCGCAAGAGCAACAGCGTTTACTAGAGCGTATTCCAGAGTGGCGTGACGAAGAAGTAGCTACGAGGGAAAAGCAAAACGTAATACAGTATGCACAGCGTATTGGTTTTACTGAGCAAGAACTCCAAACCGCCTCTGATAGTCGTGCTATTGAGACACTCCGCAAAGCATATCTTTATGATGAGTTGATGGCTAAAGCTCCAGCAGCTCAGAAGAAGGTAAGAAAAGCACCGAAAGTAACTAAGTCTGGCAAGCCTACTCCTAAGTCCGAAGTAACTGCAAAACGTAAATCACAGGCTTTTGACCGCCTGAAGAAAAGTGGCAGCAGAGATGCTGCTGTGGATTATCTTTTGGAAAGAAATAGGTAAATATTATGGCTACACATACTACTACTACTGCCGTTGGTGAGCGTGAAGACCTTGCTGACGTTATAACTCGAATCGACCCTGATGAGACCCCAATTTTTTCAGCTCTTCGTAAAGAGACTGCAAATGGTGTATTTGTTGAATGGCAAGTACAGGAACTCGCTGCGGCTGCTTCTAACAACTATCAAAACGAAGGTGCTGACGCTACTTACGACACACCAACCGCAACTGTTCGTCTTGGAAACTACATGCAGATTTCACAGAAAGATGCTGCAATTTCTGGAACGCTGGATGCTGTTGATAAGGCGGGACGCGACAAAGAAACAGCCTATCAGAAAGTTCTGAAAGGTCTTGAGCTTCGCCGTGACATTGAGAAGTCAGTTTGTACTGCACAGGCTCGTGCTGCATCTGACCCTCGTAAAGCTGGTACACTCTCAAGCTGGATTACAAACGTATCCATCGCTTCTGACGAAACTGCCTTTAATGCAGGTGTTGGTCTTGGTACGCATGTCCCATCTGACGATGGTACTGACCGCACAATGACACTCGCTATGATTGATGCTGCTATGCAAGCTGCATATGAAGATGGTGGTCAGCCAAACCTTTTGGTTGTTTCACCTGCGAAAAAAGTTGCTTTCAGTGACTTGAACTCTGGTTCAGTGACCACAAACCAAATCAACTATACTGCTCCTCGTGAAGCAGCAATGGTTGGGTCGGTTTCACTTTACCTGAGTGACTTCGGTCAGCTTGATGTTGTTATCGACAGATTCACACCATCAGACAGAGTTTACCTCCTAGACAGTGACTATGCTTCTATCTGCACACTGCCTGGTCGTAACTTTGCAGTAACAGACCTCGCTAAAACAGGCGATGCTGATAAGTTCGAAATCATCACAGAATGGTCTTTGAAAGTATCTGCGCCTAAAGCACATGGTGCTGTTTATAACTTGTCATAAGTTATTAGGGGGAGAGCTTAGTCTCTCCCCTGATACTTTGGGAGAAAAGTTTGTCTAAGAGATTACTTAAAAGGGATTCTGTCACTGGTAAGGAAACGTGGGTGCATGATAATCCTAGTGGCGGTTTTGTTTACGAGACATCGCAAAATGTTGATGCACTTTTAAAACGTAACAAGGAAGAGGCTAATGCATATCGTTCTGGTTCTTTGATTGGGGATACACAAAGACATCAACAGAAGGTTGCAGAAATACCAACGGCTCTTTATTATGAGCTAGTACAGAAGTTTGGTGAGCCAAAGCATAATCCTAACGCTTGGAAAAAGTGGATGAATGATTATGAAAACAGGTTCTTTAGAACAAGTGGTGGTAACGTATAATGGCTATTACAACCTTTGCAGAACTAAAAACGGCTGTTGCTAATTTTTTAGCACGTTCTGACCTGACAGACAGAATACCTGAATTTATTAGTATGGCAGAGGCTCGTATGGGTAGGGAGTTGGAAACACGTTCTCAGGAGAAACGTGCAACGGCTACACTAACAGGTGGTGATGCATTTGTTTCATTGCCCACGGATTTGCGTTCTATAAGAATGGTGAAGCTAAACACAACCCCTACGGAGGTTCTTGAGTATTATACGCCTCAAAAAATAAATGAATTGTATGCAAGTGGTGGTTCTGGAAAGCCTCGTGCTTATACAATTATTGGTGGAGAGATAAAGTTTGCACCTACGCCTGATAGCGGATACACAGCAGAAATTGTGTATATGGAAGGTGTGCCAGATTTGTCGGATAGTAATACGACAAATACGATTTTAACTCGCCACCCTGATTTGTACTTGTATGGTGCATTGTCGGCTGCAAGTGTGTATTTGATGGATGACCAGAAAACACAGATGTACGACAGTCTCTTTACACGCTCAATGGAAGAGTTAAAACGTGAAGAAGAAAAGGGTCAACATGCTGGCTCTGGTTTATTTATGAAATCTGATTACGGAGAATTGACATGAGCGCAATGAGTGATTATCTCGAAAACGAAATCCTTGACCACATACTAGGCACAGGTGCATATTCTGCACCATCTACTGTTTACATTGGTCTTTCTACTGGTTCTTTTGGTGATGATAATAGTGGTACTGAGTTATCTGGAAGTGGTTATACGAGAAAGTCTGCGGCTTTTGATGCTGCCTCTGGCGGAACAACCGACAACACTTCTGCTATTGAGTTTCCTGCTGCTACTGGTAGCTGGGGTGCAGTAAGCCATTTTGGAATCTTTGATGCCTCTAGTTCTGGCAATCTTTTGATACATGGTGCTTTTTCATCAAGTAAGACGATTGCTACAGGCGACATTCTACGGATTGCTGCTGGCGACCTAGACGTAACTGCGGCTTAGTCCAATGGCTGAGATACTCGGCCCAACACTGGAGCAGCTAGACAACTGGGGTACTATAGATGCCCTTGATGGTTTTGGTTCTCTAGAAGATTTAGATAATCTCAATCTTTTTGAGGCTGCATCTTCTGTGTCAGCTTCAGTATCAACTACATCTGAAAATCAAGTTACATTTGTTTTTGATGGTGCTTCTGCAACAACGATTACAGTTGCAGGTGTTGCTATCCCCGTGCGTCAGGTTAGTGGTGCAGTTGACACTAGCGTTGCGGTTGTTGGTGACGCAGAGATTGTCAAAGAGGCAGCATCCTCTGTAGACATAGCAATAACTGAGTCTGTTGATGCAGAAATTGTTAAACAGGTTGCGAGTGCTGTAGCGGCTGCATTTACAGTTACGGCTGAAGGCATACGAATACAGTCTGTTGATGCGTCTGTAACTGGTGCAGCTAGTGTTGCTGCCATAGCTCAGTTTATTGTGGCTATGGACGCTTCGGTGAATGTTGCAATTACTGAGTCCAGCAGTGCTATTAAAGTTTCTATTGCAAGCAGTAGCGTTGATGTTTCTGTAAGTGCTACATCTGATGTGAACACAATACTTATTGCAGATGGTTCTGTAAGTATGGCTGTGACTGCTGATGGTGTTATGCAGTTTACAGCTAGTGGTGCTGGTTCAGTTAGTTGTGTTATAACAAGTACACTGACAGGTGAAATACTTGGGGAGCTTTGGTCTATTGTTACTGAAGGAACAGAAACGTGGACTGAAACAACTGAAGATGGAGAGGTGTGGAGTGTTGTATCTGAGGGCAGTGAGGCATGGACTGAGGTAACTGCTGGCTCAGAAGTTTGGACAAATGTAAGTCAAGGTAGTGAGGTTTGGTATAGACAATGATTAGATTTGGCGAGTTTTTACCTGACCAATCAGATTTTAATAATTCTGGTGTTACTTCTGCAAATAACGTCATCCCATCTTTAGATGGTTACTCTCCGTTTAATGATTTGGCATCAATTAGTGATGCTGCTGATGGTGATATTGTTGGTATGTTTGCTGCATCTAATGATGATGGAACAGATACAATATACGTTGCAGACAGAGCAAAACTGTATAAATATGTTCCGTCAACTAAGGCACTCACAAATGTAAGTAAGTCTGGTAATTACACTACAGCCTCAACAGACGTAACAAATTTTGTGCAGTTTGGTGAAACTGTTGTTGCTACTAACTTTACTGACCCAATACAAAAGATTACTGCTTCTGCTGCTGGCTTGTTTTCTGATTTAAGTGCTGATGCACCAAAGGCTAAATATATAGCTGTTGTGCGTGACTTTGTTATGACCGCCTTTACAAGCGATTCATCTGATGGTGTAAAGCCATATAGGGCAAGATGGTCTGGTATTGGTGATGCAACAAGCTGGGCGGTAAGTGCTACAACACAAGCTGACTTTCAAGACATTATGGATATGGGTTCTATAACAGGTCTTGTTGGCGGTGAGTATGCGACCATACTTATGGAAAAGGGCGTTGTTCGTGCTTCTTATATAGGCTCACCATTAGTCTTTCAGTTTGATAATGTTGAAACAAGAAGAGGGTGTAAAGTTCCAGGCTCAGTAACAAATGTTGGTCACTTTGTATTTTACCTTTCTGACGATGGTTTTTATATGTTTAATGGTCAAACATCAAAAGGTATCGGGGCAGAGAAAGTAGATAGGTTTTTTTATAATGACTTTAATTCAGCGTATCCTCAAAATGTTTCTGCAAGTGCAGACCCTAAAAACCAAATTATTATCTGGTCTTATCCAAGCACAAACTCTTCTGACGGAAGTGCAGACAAACTCATTATCTATAATTATGTCTTGGATAGATGGTCTACGGCAGAGGCCAATGTTACGGCTTTATCGCCTCTTTACTCTGCTACTTATACTCTTGAAGGACTTGATAATATTAACAGTTCTTTGGATGCTTTACCTGCTTCACTTGATAGCCCTAGTTTTATTGGGGGTCAGTTTATTTTTGCAGCCGCGAAAGATAAGAAAATCCAGACATTCACAGGCGACACGCTTGCGGCGATTATTGAAACGGGCGAGTTTGAAGTTAAGAAGGGCAGTGTTAGCCTTGTACGAAATATTATCCCCTACGTTACAACTGGCGTTGACTCGACTGGAACAGTTACGGCTCAGATTGCTTCGCGCACTCGGCAGGTAGATTCATCATCATTTGGTTCTAGTTCTAGTTTAAACGCTGATAACTTTATACCTGTTCGTTCTAATGGTCGATATCACAAGGTTAGAGTAAACCTTTCTGGTGATTGGAGTAGGGCGCAGGGTATAGACGTTGACGCTACAGCATTGGGACGTAGATGAGCAATCAGTATAGAAAGCTACCATATCAAGGCGGCTCTCCTCGTGAAATATCAGAGGTGGTAAATAACTGTGTTGAAGGCAAGTTAAACAGCACAGGTAGTTTTACAGCTTCATCTGGTACAACTACTACTAGTGTCACAGACAAACGTGTTGGTGCAAATAGCATTATACTTTTTACGGGTTTAGGTAATGATATCTCACATATACATCCGTTCGTATCAAGTCGTGCGAATGGTAGTTTTGTTGCAGGCCATCAAAATCATGGTCACGATTTAGTTGTTGGCTATGTAGTTATAGGCTAGTGGTTTATTTATATTTTTTTATTGTGTAGTATAGGGAAAACTTGAGGATAAGATTATGGCAGAACCAGCAGGTGTAACCGAAACCATCACACGCACAGCCCCCGCACCATTTGCAGAACCATTCTTGCAATATGGTATGAGCGAGGCTTTGCGTCAATATCAACAAGGCCCGCAGCAGTATTATCCTGGTGAGACAGTTGTTGGTTTTTCTCCGCAGACAGAACAAGCGTTGCGTATGCAGGAGCAAATGGCTCTCGCTGGCACTCCCGTAGGAACGGCTGCACAGCAATATGCAACGGACGTACTTGGTGGCACATTCCTTGGGGGTAGCCCTGGGCTGAGTGAGGCTATCAACAGAGCCTTAGACCCAGTGCAAGCAAGAACAACAAGTATGGCAGCACAACGAGGTAGACTTGGTTCTGGTTTGGCTGCGGATGTTGCAACTCGCGCTATGGGTGACGTTGCGGCTGACATTGCATATCGTGACTATGGTGCTGAACGTGCTAGACAGCAACAGGTTTTGGGGATGGCCCCACAACTGCAACAGGCTGCTTATTACGACATTGGTCAGTTAGGTGCTGTCGGTGGTGCAAGAGAACAACTTGCACAGCAACAGCTTGCTAGTGACATTGCTAGATTCCAGTTTGAGCAACAAGCACCTATGCAAGCCCTTGGTCAGTATCAGGCGGCTGTTTCTGGTTTCCCAATGGGTCAGACATCATCTGCAATACAGCCATATTTTGAGCCAAGCACAGGCCAAACATTCTTAGGTGGTGCTGCATTAGGTGCATCAATACTGCCAGATGAACGCTTGTTAGGTGGTGCGCTTGGTGGCTTGTTAACTACGTTCCTTTAGGAGTTTATTATGGCTTTGATGCAAATACCTACAGCGCAGAATTTGCTTGACCGAAACAGAGGGCAGATGACTCCGATAGGTCAGCTTCCAATGACAACAGGTCAAGGTATCTTAGGTGGACCAGTAGTGCCTACAGGTCAATTACCTACAGCAACTGGCAATGCTGCTATTGGTCAACTTCTTTCTCAACCTACTAGACCAAGCTTTCTTGGTCGTATAGGCAGGGCTGCTACTGGTTTGGGTCGCAGTTTATCTGACCCTAATATGTTGTTAGGGATTGGCTCTGGATTATTAACAGGTCCACAAAGGATACCAGTAGACTTTGGGCAGTCATTGGCTCAGGGGTTGCTTATGGGCAAACAGCTTAAAAGGCAGGAATTAGAAGATTTACTAACACGAGCAAAAATACAAGGAGAGTTAGCAGATGCTGCTGGCGGCTTCCAGCGTGAAAATTTAGTTGGTGAGGCAATGTTTAGGCTGCCTGGTGGTCGCACAGTTCAAACTTTTGCAAACAAAGCAACGGGTCAGCGTGAAATGGTAGATTCTGAAGGCAAATTAGTTACAATTCCAGAAGGTGCTGTTCCCTTAAATTATGCTGGTATTCCAAATATACAAATTCTTGAAGAGAGTGAAACAAAAGTTCTTGAAGGTGAGGCTAAAATGAGAGCCTTAGATTCTTACTTAAATGAAGTCGAGGGTTCAAGCCAAGGATTTGGGCGTTTAATGGACACTTTAAATACTAAAGTTAAAACACTTATTTCTGATGGAGAGCTAACAGAGCAAGAGCTTTCAACGGCAAAAGGTAGAAAAAAGCTTCAAGGTCTTTTAGGACGTTTTAGAATAGATATTGTTGGCGGCGGGGTAATGACCGAGCAGGATGCGTTGCGTATTTTAGATGCGTTGGGTGGGGATTTTGATGCGTTCCAAAATAAACAGGTCGTAAGAGAAATTATTTCAGATTTAAAGTCTGATATATTCCGAGGATACCAATCAGATTTAAATAGATATAATTCGTATGTAGAAGGTTTGCCTTTGGGTAGTGTAACAAAAACGACCTTCCCAAGAAAAGATGCCTATTCATTCACGCCTTCACAACAATCTGGCGTTATTCAATATAAGCGTGATGCTAGTGGTAAACTTGTTCCAGTATCATAGGTGAAATAAAAATGGCTAATAAAATTATAGAATTTGAGGGGCAACAGTACAGTTTTCCAGAAGGTACAACTGATGCAGAAATTCAGTCTATCTTGGAAGAGTCACTGAAGGGTGAGGAAAAATATGAGCCAACAACAGGCGATTATGTGCGCGCAGTGTTTCAAGGTTTGACGTTTGGTTTTTCTGATGAAGCTGAAGCGGCTGCAAAAGCATTGTTTGGGGAAGAAACATATAGAGATGAAGTAAATAAAATTCGTCAAGAAATTAAGTCATTTAGAACAGAAGACCCTGTTGCAGCATACGGACTAGAAGCTGCTGGTTCTTTGCCTACAATGTTTATTCCTGGTGTTGGCG